TTGTACAGAATTCTTACCAAAAATAACTTTAAACATTGGATTGTTAAGTCAATTATTTCTTGCAAAGGAAATGCCAAAAGATGGAGATATTATTTCTGTCGCTATACGTAATAGAACTGATTTATTAAAAATTATTCGTAATGATTATGTTATAACTGGTGTGCATTCAATGCCAAATTCTACAGAAACTAAGAGTCCTGTAATAATGACATTTTATGGAGAACTATTTATTCCGGGATTAAAAAGCCAGAAAAATGATTTTTCATTTGAAGGTACTACTTATGATGCATTAATGAATTTTGCTAAAACTTTTGGATTAGGATTTGCAAGTAATGAAGATAATACTGATGATAAACAAATTTGGTTAAAAGCAAATATATCTGGCGATATTTACATTAACAATTTAACTGAACGAGCTTGGCGTGATCAGGAATCCTTTTATCAATGTTGGATTGACATTTATTACAACTTAAACTTTATCAACATAAATAAACAATTAATGTCGGCTGAATCTGAAGTAGATATCGCTGCAATGATTTCAAACGTTGATAGCAATACGTATTTTAAACCTGAGACAAAGGAAAGTAAAGTAATGCCAACTGTAAAAGTATTTTCAAATTTTGTAACTTTTAGAACTACACCTTTTTACATCATGTCTTGGCGTCCTATGAATAAATCATCTGCAATAACGTTTCAAGTTGGAACAAAAATGACATGTGAAATGTTCGAACACAATAAAAATCTTTATGAAAATCCAGATTCAACAAAATATTGGGCAGTCCAAGTTGAATCCACATACGATAAAGATAAAACAAATAAAACAATTCTTTTAAGAGGTAGAGCTTCATACGTAGCCGATAAAAAAAATCCTGATCTTAAAAGAGCAAATTATCCATACGTAGAATTGTATGAAAAGTTTCCGTGGTTAGGAGTTCAATATACAATAAGTAATCCTGATGCAGATAATTTACAATGGGATGGTAATCATCATAGAAATTATCAGGTTGCAAAAGTTAAAAATCTTATTAACAATAAAGAACTTGATAAATTAAATTTGCATCTTGAAGTTGAAGGAAATAACTTTAACATAATTAGGGGTGATAAAATTCCTGTTGCCTTAATTCGAACTGATGCTGTAGATAACACAAGAATTAACCCTAACACCAATTTCGGTGATGCAGTAGATTTATTTTATAGTGGTTGGTATTTAGTGAAAGGATTTACATTATCATGGAATAGTAAAAATGAGGGATCAATTACAAGTAATTTTGTACAAGAATTTATATTGACCAGAAGAGAATGGCCGGCACCTATTCCTGTTGAGCCAATTAAAACACCTACACCCGAAAATAAATAATTTATATGGCAGATATTTATAAAAGCTTTAGAGGAGTCGAACAATTAGCGCAAAGATTTACGTTATCAAAGCGATTTGATGAACCAACGTATTTTTCATTTAGACTTGTGTTCGGTTCTGATGCTGATCGAAATTATAACGTTGCAAATGATCAGGCAATATATGATACAATGCCTCATCCTTTATTTAATCCTGCTAGTAAATTACTTATACCCGGATTTACATCATCTACTAATGTTCCTGGAACGCCTCAACCTCTTACAGAAGCTGTGGCTTATTCAGCGATGTCATATTTAAATAATTCAAATGAGCCAACAAGAGTTAAAATGCTTGAAGAATTTGTTAGTAAATTTAATACACTACAATATCAATACCCATATTATTTTCAATCAATTGACGGAATTTCTGATTTACTTAAAGTAGATCCAACAAAAGGTCAAAGAATAGCGAATGATAAAAAAATATCGGTAACATGTCTTGAAGGATTAGATTTAAGAATGAGTTATTTGATGAATCTTTATAAAAAGATAGTGTGGGATGATACATATCAAAGATGGGTTCTTCCAGATATGATGAGATACTTTACTCTTAAAATTTATTTGGCAGAATTTAGAACATTTCATACACCAAATAATGCAGATGGTTTTGGAGATAGTCTTATACCCATAGCTCCAAAAAATGTACCAACAACTCAATTTGATTCTACACAGTTAATAATGCCAAAGAGTTATACACCTACAACTCCGGCACAACCTGCTATAGTTTCTACACCTACACCACCTTTATATCTAAAAATATTGGATAATGTTTTACCTACATGGGAAATTACCTGCGAAATGTGTGAATTTGATATAACCGATGTAACTTATGAACACTTAAATTCATTATCTGTTGCAGGCGATCCGCAACAAGGCGCTGTTAAATTTAGTGTTAAAATTGGAAACATAAAAGAATTACAAACATATCCTGTATTTGAACAAAGATTTTTAAGTGATAGAAAACTTAATGGTCTTAATAGAACTCGAGATGAAATTTCAACACTTTCAAACGCAAATAATCGATATGCATATCCTGCATCTTTACAAGTTGCTCAATCTCGAGATGCAGCGTCAGATACAAATCAACATATATCTGGTTCACCTTATATTGAACGTGCTAATACTCCAACAATAAATGATACAAAGGGATTAATACTTCAACCTGCGCCATCGTCAGAATTGTATAACAATATGTACGATGATAAATCTGGACAAGAAGTTCCTTTACCTGTAGATAATACACAGCCAGAAACTTGGGTAGGAAATGCTATTAATTTTGGAAAATCATTCGCAAAAGGATTTGTTAATAAAGCTGTTGATAAAGCTAAAATTACAAATATTCCGGGATTAGGTGTTTCATTTACAGAAATTAAAACTGTGCTTCAATCTAAAGATATTATATCTGCATTGGGATTAATACGAAAAGGTGTTAATGAAACAGTTAAAGCTTATGGAAATGCTCCTTCGTCACTTTTAGAACAACCAATACAAACTGATAATATAATGCGTTCATTTTTAACTGAATTAACTAAATCTGAAGCAACCGATGATGATACTCGTTTATTACAGGGTGCAGCAAGTCTTGCATTATCTGATAGGGGTGTTTGGGAAAAAATTAGAGATTATTCTTTGGCAACAAATTTAGTTGGTAAGGGTAAGGGAGAAGTTAATACAGTAAAAACTTTATCGGATTCTAAACAATATCAACAAACTGCAGTAATTCAAGGAAAATATATTGCCCTTCCTGTTCAGGATGGCATCGATCAACCAGATCCTAATGCAGTTTCTGGAAATGTATCGAGTGATGGAATTCAAAGAGGACAGGCTTCAAGTCGATTATCTGGAAATGTTGAAATAAATCAATTGAATAGAGGAGCTTCTTCCGAACGTTTAGCATCAACTACTGAAGGAGATCAATTATTAAGTATTGAAGCTTCAGAAAAATTAGGATCGGCAACACAGGGTGACAAATTAAATACAACAGAACCAAACATAAGAACAAAAACAATTAATGTTACTCAGGTTATTGAATTTAATCCTTCTTCATCATTTGGAATTCAAGGCGAAGGAATAAAACAACCTACTCCAAGTCAAGCAACAAATACTAAGTTACAATAATGAGAGCAAAATTTGTAAACGAAAAATAAAATGGCATACTCAACAGACGTAGATTTTATACAACATGATTATCATGATAATGACTGGATTGGAATAGTTGTTAATCCCAATGATCCTACCTTTTCAGGCCGTGCTCAAATCCGTGTGTTTGGATTATGGGATGGAATAAAAGATGAGCATTTGCCCTGGTCCGTTCCTGTGAATTCAACTATATTTGCCGGTGATGGAGCGGGTTCTTTATCAATTCCCAAAATTGGTCAATTTGTTAGAATTCAGTTTAATAATGGAGATATGTACGCTCCTGAATACACAACAATTCAAAATATCGATACTGAGTTAATAAAAAGAATAAAAGATGATTATCAGGGAACACATGTTCTTTTATATGATCCGATGGAAGAACTTACAGTGATTTATCAAAAGGGTAGTGGTTTTCAAATTTATTTCAAAGAATCATTTGTTCAAATAACTCCTGATACTTTAATAACATTATCAACGCCAAACGGAGATTCAATAGTTCAAATGGATGGTGATATTGTAAACGTAACAACAAAAAACGAAGTAAATATTTCAGCTGCAGCAAAAGTTGAAGTAACTGCTGATGAAGTAATAGTGAATGGCTCACAAGCTACTAAAGTTGGACCAGGACCTTACATGCATGCAATGTTGGCAGAACCTTTTTGGGCAATGATGTCGACATTAGCTACAGCATTAGATGCTAAAATGCCTGCAACGCCAGGTGTTAATGTAGGATTAGTAGAAGCGGCAAAACAATCAGCAACATCAACTAACGTAATGATAAGTGTATAATGAGAGCTAAATGTGTAAACGAAAAATTTAATGTTGAAACTGATCCCATCCATGATATGGGTATTGGCGAAACCTTAACCGATATAGCGAGAATTGCACAAATGTATCACAATAGAGTTCCTGGATTTTATTTGACGCGTAAAGATTTTTTCATTATGTATCATCCAACAAGTAGTGAACCTTTATGGAGACATGTAGATAAAGTTGAAGGACCGTATAGTAAAGAGAATAAAATGCGACGTTCATTTTGGTCAATACGTGAGACTACAAAATTACATGAGAAATTTACCGATGAATCCGATCCTATAAAAGATATGGAAATAGGAGATATCGCTGTTAAACGAAATAAAGTTGGTTCTCATATATGGACAATTACAGATGATTTTCTTAATCAAATTATACATGCGGATTTCGGATATAATGAATATATGGGATATCATATTTTAACATATAAAGCAGGAAGTAGATGGTGGTCGGTTACAAGTAGAGATCATAAGGATAAAGTTGTAAGTAGTTCAGGAGGAAAGGCTTCATTAACTAAAGAATCAGCATTAAAAGATATTCAATCAAAAATACGAAGAAGAAAAAGAATTTTAAAAACATTTGAAGAAGATGAGAGCAAGATTAGTATTTGAAAAATTCACTGATGATGATTATACCGATCCTATACACGATATGGGTATTGGAATTTATTCACCACAGCGCTTTGATACAAATCAAGAACTATATGAATTTCTTTATGATATAATGCCAGGGATGTTTCACGTTAAATCACCATTAGATCTTGTATCAAAATATTCTAAATTGTATTTTAAAGGTAACGTAGTTAAAGATTTAAAAAAATATATTCAAGAATATGTTAAAATGAATAATGATCCCGGGTGGTGGACATTTAACATTCCAGTATTTCACACATATGTCATGAGTCGTAATAAAAAAGAAAACAAGTAATATGAAAAAATTAGTAAAAGAAAGTCTTAACGATCGCCTTTTTGAAGAAATGGAAATCGATACTATAACAATTACAGTTAGAAAAGGATCTGGAGAAAAAATGAAAGAAATTCTTGAATGTATTAAAGCTTGTGGAAACGGTGGTCATACATACGAAATAGTTATTGATCCAGAAGAAAAAGAAGGATTAAGCGAAAGAACATTCGAATGGGATGGCGATGGATCTGATCGTGTTGGAGACGTAACATTAAAAGAAGGATAATACTATGAAATTTACATCATTTAAAAATTGGTTAAACGAATCAGAAACTTTAAAAGTAGATGGATACGATCTTCCTTTTGTAATTATTCCTAAAGAAAAATGGCAAGAAGGAAAAAATGATCCTACTGAATTTAGCGCTGATGAAAATGTAGTTAGAGTTAGAAGTGATTATGATTATAAAAAGGATCCTCTTAATTGGATGAAACATGAGTTAATTCATTATCTTTTGCATAAAAAAGGAGTTAAAGATGATAAAAAAGAATATCCTACTAACAATATAGAAAGAGTAGCATACACATATCAATTTGCGAAATTTAAACGACAAGGAATTAAAAAGTTTGAAGATTTACCTGATTTGGGAAAAAAACATCATGAAAAAATATTAAAAAAATACTGGGAAGATGCATAAATTTACATCATTTAAAAATTGGCTTTCGGAAGAAAAAACTCAATCAAAGAAAACTGAGTATGGCTGTATTATGTTATACACACAAATTGCTAATTGGGAAAGACATTTAAAATTAATTCATAAAGAAGATATTTATGACGATGAATTTAATGATTATGGTCTTGAACACACACCCCATTGTACAGTTTTGTTTGGAATAAATTTAACTGAAACAGAACCTTCAGAAGTTCGAAAAGTAATGGAAACATTTAAGCCTATTAAAGTCATGATAAGTCAATTTTCAATATTTACTAATGAAAATTATGATGTAGTTAAATATGATGTTCCTGTTACACCAGAATTACGTTTATATCACGAATTAGTTAAAAAGACATTTCCGAATACACAAGATTTTCCTGATTATCATCCACACATGACAATTGCTTATGTTCTTCCAGGAACTGGAAAGAAATATGCTCAGGATGTCGAACCATTTCCAGTAACATTCAATGAAGCAGTATACTCATTTGCAGCAGGAAACTCCAATGCAAAAACGAGAATTAAAGTAAAATTAGAAAGTGAATAAGTTTATTAAGAAATTAATTGATAAGTCAAATTTAAATTTTAAAAAGGAGTTCGAACGTCAGAAGAAATTTTTCTCTAAACCTGACGTTTTGATCGCTTTAGGAGTGGCTGCTGTTCTTTTGCTTAATAAATTGGCGAAAGAAAAAAAGAGTAAAAAAGAAACAAAAGAATTCTTACTTAAAAGTAAACAGGCAAAATCTATTCTTGCTTATACAACGGGGGAAATTAATGAAGATAATTTAAATGATTTAGTATTAGCTTGTTTAAACGGCGAGGATGTCGCAATTCCTGATCTTCCTGAAAATTTAGAAGCCACAGATTTTATCTCAATGGCTGATAGAACAAATGACATTGATAAAAAAATAAACTTTAATAAATTAAGTCGTTTAAATATAAATTTTCCAACGTCTGCAGAAGCTATATTAACGTATGGATTTCTTTTGTATTATGTAATTGATATGGCGATGGATTTGTTTAAAACTGAACATCCTTCAAAGTATAGAACTAAACATACTCAAAAACTTTTAAGGAATGTTTATGGGCTTTTACAAATTGAATTAAAAAATGCAAAAAAATCAAGTAAAAAACAATTACAAACGATTGCCGATTCATTAAAACAAATCGATAATGTTCTTATTGCCGTAACTCTTGCGACAACAATTTATCTTGCAAATCGTCAAATTTTACGTAAAAAATCCAAACAAACATTAGATGAAATTTCTGTAGATGCACAGTGTTCCAGTGCACTCGAGCCGTTTGATGTGTCCGTTAATAAGATACCATTTCAGGTAAATTTAAATTGTCCTGTAAGCATCGATGATGTCGTGGTGCCACATGAACCTATAGAGTTGAAGTTACTAAATTTGTCTTGCGAAGTTAATCAAAATCAGGAAAATGTTGTTGACGCAACACAATCTCAGGACTTAGTTACACATACAGTTATAAGAAATACAAGAAAATCTGAAAGGCTAGTTGCGACAGTTACAAAAGATTCTTTTTTAACTCAAGCATTGCAAATTGCGACTATAGGAAATAAAGTTCTTTATTCTCCAGTTAATGGCTACATGGAACAAACAACCACAGATGATTTAGTTTTACGAGATATTGAAGAACCTGATGAAGATTTATTAACGTCACAAATAAATCTTTTAAATCAAAAGTATGAAAGGCTGAATTATATTAAATCATTTATAAAAGATTATTATGTGTTATCATTATATCCTGCATTATTAGCAGTATCTACAATTGATGATGCCTCAACTAATTCTACAAGAAATCAATATGTAGGAATAAGTGGCGTATATGCTTTTGCAAGACAAGAGCATGCACAAGTTATTAATATATTTGAAAGAGGAGTTAAAAGAATAACCGGTCAAGATAACGTAGAAAAGCATGCTAAAAATGAAACATTATACAAAATTAAAGACGAATTAGAAGAACAAGAAATTTTCTTTTATAAACGAGAAGAAGCTATTGGAGCTTCAGCAGAAAATGCTGTGTTAAGAACACTGGCTAAACCTGAAGAATTTATTTTGTTTGATTATTATTTCTTAGGATTAGGCGAACCATTAAATGCATTAACTGAACCATCTTCTATTGAAATTGAATTTCGAAATATCATAAATGAAATTATTCGAAGAAGATATGTTTTAGAGGGATATAAAAAGAAAAATCTTGAAGATAAAATCAATGCCAAAATAAAAGAAATTGAAAAAGGAATTTCTGTAGGAAATTGGTTTAAAAAAGCAATGGACGTTTATAATCCGAGTAAAAAAATAGACGATCTTCGAAAATGGCTTACTGGATTAGCAGATAAAAATAATAAACTTAATGCTACTGAGAAAACTGCAGCAGTTAATAGTGTTATATTTTTATTCGAATTCTATTTAGGCGCTGATGCGTTAGTTGAAAAATACACCATACTTAAAAAAGAAACAACACCACAAAAAGAAACTGTAAAAGAGGGCACAACTATATTAAACTTTTTCAAATCTTTATGGAAAGAATTTAATGCGCTTCCAACAGAGATAGATAAAATTCAAGCTTTAATCGATAGTTTATCAACATTCCAAACATATTCAATAATTGAATGGCAAGGATATCAAGCACGATTATACACTTTATGTGATGAACCAACATGTGAATCAAAGGAAAC